TGGTGCAATCAAGGACTCAGCACTTGTGCTTGCGTCTAAGAACATCCCAAGAATTGGTGAGACTTATGTCCAGTTCATCCACCCTAAGCAGTCTCGTGACCTTCGCTCAAACCCAGAGTTCATCGAAGTAACCAAGTACGCTGCTCCAGGTAACTTCATGCTTGGTGAAATCGGTCGTCTATACGACGTCGTATTCATCGAGACCACTCAGGTGAAGAAGTTGGCTGCAAACCAGGCTGGTTACACCACTACCGGTCTAGTTGGCGCTCCAAGCGACCAGACATCCTACGCTAACGGTGCAGTTAAAGCTAACACCAACCCAGGTTCAGGTGGAAACCCACTATCAGCTGACTACACTGCTGAAAAGGGTTACCTATCTGCAGCTACTGGTAACACTGCTGACGTATATGAGTCAATCATGATTGGTGACAACGCATTTGGTCACGCAATCGCTCTTCCAGTTGAGCTCCGTGATGGTGGTGTTCTAGACTTCGGTCGTGAGCACGCACTAGCATGGTACGCCATCTGGGGTCTAGGTATCATTACAGACCAGGCTATCAACAAGGTTTACACCAACTAATAGCCAAACTCTTCGTCGAGGGGGGCCCCACAAGGGCCCCCCAACACAAACAAACAAACAAATAACAAGGAGAATAATATCGTGGCAAATAAACCCACTAGTCCACAGGACGCAACTGGACGTGCAGCTGAAGAAGCTGCAAAGCGTAACGCGGCAGAGATTCAAGCTCGCCAAGAAGAAATGTCAATCTCACGTAAGGTAGAGGCTATTAGCCTTGAGAATGACGTGTTTGACCCAAAGAACCCAAGTCAACCTCTTTTAATTGATGAAATTGAAGAAGTTGGAGTTTCAGTAAATAACGACAAGGTTGTTATCCGTACACACCACGACATCGAAGATATGACTTTTGGTGTAGTTAACGGAGCACCACAAAACTTCACTTTTAAAGCTGGAGTTCGTTATTCTGTGCCTCGTGCTCTTGCACAGCACCTAGAACAACTGGGTTACGTCTGGCGTCAGTAGTACGCCTCCAAAAGCTGTCCGTCCTGCTGGTCCCCGCCCTCCTCACCAGCAGGGCGGACTTTTTACCATGCATTTTATAAGTTTTTAAGAGATTATAGTTATATAAGACTTTGGAGGATTGATGGCTACCACTTCTAGCCTTGTTGACAGAGTTCGCCTAGAGCTTGGCGACATCGGAAAATCCTTCGTAACTAAATTTGTTGCGGATGGTACAACTAACCGCTTTAAACTACACTACGCTCCATTGGATGCATCCACTGTTGTCGTATACGCTGGAAACACTGACATTACTAGCACTAGTTATGTTGAAGAATCAACAGGTGTTTTAGTTACAGGGACTGTATTAGCTGACATGACTGAGGTTACTGTAAGCGGAAGCTATTACAGATATTTTACAGGTGCAGAACTAACTACCATTGTTAATGACGCTCTTGCCCAACATACAGGTGGTCATGTAGACTCTTTGGGTCGTAAAGAAGGCATTACTACTCTACCTTTTATTGAAGAATACCCAGTAGCTATTTATGCTACTACTATTGCTCTTTATACTTTAGCCACTGATGCTTCCTTTGATATTGATATTCAAGCTCCAGATGGTGTTACTATTCCTCGTGCTGAACGTTTCCGTCAACTTATGGAAATGGTTCAAACTAGACAGCAACAATACCGTGAACTATGTGTTCATCTTGGCGTTGGTCTATATAAAATTGACGTATTTAGTCTTAGACGTATTTCTAAAGCTACTGGACGTTACGTGCCTATGTACAAGCCTCAAGAAGTAGATGACCGCTCATATCCTCAACGCTCAGATGTTCCAGCCCCTACTTATGGCGATAAACCAGTTGCTTGGCCTACTGACTCTGTAGAACTAACCGCTTACCAGGGCCGCTCATTTAGTACCTCAATAGATGTTACAGATAACTTTGCTGGTAAATCATTTACAGCAAAACTACTTAATCAACGTGGCTCTGTTCTTACAGTTCAAAACTTTACTCTTTCTGTATATGCACTTGGTAGCGATGTTATTACTGGTGCGGCTAGAACTTCAGGAAACACAACTATCACTATTACTACTAGTGCTGCCCATGGCTTGAGTACCGGAAACTTAATCGTTATTACTGGTGTAGATAGCACTGTAGATAATGCATACACAATTCTAAGTGCTAACCCGGCAAATACAACCTTTACAGTTACCGGCACTGCTACAACTACTCTGGCACTGTCTGGATTAACTGGTCAAGTTGAAACAAACGCTTCTAAAGACTACACATTTACACTATCTTTGACTAAAGACCAGACTCTACGTTTAGCTGAGCGTTCTTACTGGTCACTTTCTACAGTAGATGACTTTAGTGGTAATATTATTGAAATTAAGGGAGGAAACTTCTTTACTGCTCGTGCTAGTACGGTGGTTATATAGTGTCTCCTTTACCATTACCAGAAAAAGATATAGCACTTCTTCAACAATACACTGAAGAGGTAGTGCCTCCTCCTCCAGGATATGAAGACTTAAATTTTGGTACACCTAATGACCAAGCTAATCAAGTAATTGATATCACTTTACTGCCAGGAGTTCCTGGGCAACGTGGACCTACTGGCCCTGAAGGTGAGGCTGGCCCTGCAGGTCCTACTGGTGCAGCTGGTGCTACAGGACCAGCAGGAGTTTCAGGAGGGTCTTTTAGTTACACTCCTGCGGATGCAAGGGATACTTACACAATCACACACAATTTAGGGTATCAACCAAACGTAATGGTGGTTGATTCCTTTGGCACAGAATATTTTGGAACAGTAGTTTACACTAATACTAACAGCCTAACCATTACTTTCACTTCTGCGGTATACGCTACCGCTTACCTATCTTAAGGATAAACAATGGCAAAATCATTTTTGACGGACATTAACCTCAACAGGAACGTCCTACTTAATACAAAAATCCAAGCATGGGGTGCTGCACCTAGCGGTACTGGAAGCCCTGATGGTTCAGGTGCTGCTGTTGCTGGTCAGATTTCATCTTATCTTGGTGCCCTATACATTTTTACTGGTTCTGGAGGAACTCCTGCAAACACTTGGGTTCAGGTGGGTAACGCACTATCAGACAGTACTAGCACTACTAGTTCTACTGTTGGTGCTTCTTCTACTGCCGTTAAATCTGCGTATGACTTAGCGGCTGCTGCTCTTCCAAAGAGCGGTGGAACCATGACTGGAAGACTAATCCTTGGTGGTGGAACTTCTTCTAGTGCATACTTCAACTTACCAGCCACATCACCCGTCACCTCTGGTCAAGTAAACGGTGACCTTTGGAACGAAGGTTCTGGTGTTGTTAAATTTTACACTGGTTCAGCAACAAAGACTATTGCGTTTACAGACTCTTCTCTTACTGGAAACACTTCTGGTTCTGCTGGTTCTGTTGCTAACACTCTTACTTTTGGAACTGGTCTTACCGCTGGTGGGGCTTCCTTTAACGGTTCTGCCGCTGTAACTATTACCCCAGTGTCTGCTACTACTAGCGTTGCTGGTATCGTTCAGTTGAGCGACAGCACTTCTACTACAGGCAGCACTAAAGCCGCTACTGAAACAGCGGTCAAGGCTGCGTATGACCGTGGTAGCACAGGTGTAACTAACGCTGCAACTGCCCAAACTACTGCTGATGCTGCTTTGCCAAAGGCTGGTGGCACCATGTCTGGTGTTATCGCTATGGGCAATAACAAGATTACTGGTCTTGGAACTCCAACTGGTGCTGCTGACGCTGCAACTAAAGACTACGTAGACAATGTATCTACTGGTATCAACATCCACGATGCTGTGGCTGCCGCAACCACTGGAACTATTGCAGGTGTTTATGCTGCTGGTTCAACTACTGCTAATCCTCCAGGTGATGGCGGTACAGGTGTTGGAGCAACTATTACTTACTCCGCTACTGGTGTAGTAACCCTAGATACTTCTGTAACTCTTGCCGCTGGTGACCGTGTTCTTGTAAAAGACGGTGTAACTGCTGCGTCTGGTGCGTCTTCTATCGCTAACGGTATTTATGTAGTTACTACTGCTGGTGCTGTTGGAACAGCCGCCATCCTAACTCGTGCTTCTGACTCTGACAACAGCATCTTTGGTGACCTTGCTGCTGGTGACCTTGTCTATGTTCTTGGTGGAGCAACTTATGGTGGTGACCAGTTTGTTCAGACCACTAAGGGAACTGCAACTTCAGGTACTGGTGCAGGAACTGTTTACTCTGTAAAGATTGGTACTGACGCCATTTCTTACACCCAGTTCTCTGGTGCTGGTGCAGTACCTTATGCTACTGACACTGTTGCTGGTATTGCAACCTTCCCTACTGCACAGTTCTCTGTCTCTACTGGTGCGGTAAGCGTCAACAACCTTGCCGCATCAGTTATCACCACTGGTCAGTTGACTGGCGCTCGTGGTGGAACAGGTGTAGACAACACTGGTAAGACCATTACTCTTGGTGGAAACCTGACTACCTCTGGTTCATTTACTACCACCCTTACCGTAACGGGTAACACCAACGTAACGTTGCCTACAAGCGGAACTTTGCTTACTACTGCTGGTTCAGGTTCATCTCTAACTTTTGGTACTGGCTCACTAAGCCTTGCAGGAAACCTTACTACTTCAGGTGCTTTTGCTACTACACTTACTGCTACCGCCACAACTAACGCTACTCTTCCTGCTGGAACAACTACCCTACTTGCTACCACTGGCTCAGGTTCTTCTCTAACTTTCGGCACTGGTTCACTAAGCCTTGCAGGAAACCTAACCACTTCAGGTGCTTTTGCTACAACGCTAACCGCAACTGGTACTACCTCAGTTACTCTACCTACAAGCGGAACTTTGGTTAACACCGCAGTTGCCACTCTTTCTTCACTTACTTCAGTAGGAACAATTGGAACTGGTGTTTGGCAGGGAACTGCTGTTGGTGTTCTGTACGGTGGTACAGGTGCTACCACAGCCGCCGCTGCTAGAACTAACCTAGGTGCTACTACCAAGGTAACTCTTGTAGGTACTGGTTCAGGAACTACTATTGCCTTGACTCACGGTCTAGGAACTAACCTAGTTACTGCTCAGGTTTACGACACTTCAACTTCAACTGCTACTTTAGTAGAAACAGACATTACTGTAACTAGCACAGTTGCTACCGCTACTTTTGCAGCCACAACTACACTAAGCAACTACACACTCGTCGTCATAGGTTAGGCTTAACCTATGGCTAAAAAGTTTCTCAATAACATTGACCTAAACGGCACACTAACTATTGCAGGTTCTGGTGGAACTAACGGTTACTTTTTAAAGACTGATGGTACTGGAGTTATCTCTTGGGCTGCTGCTTCTGGCGGTGGTTCTGGGTTTACTGGTGCTGGTACCTCTATTACAAACATTACTGGGGCAGCAAGCAACAACATGACTATTACCTCTGCTGCTTCTGGTAATGGTACCCTAACGCTACTGCCTTCGGGTCAAGGCAACATCTATCTAAATAGCCCTTATACAACTAGACCTGCTGGCTCCGTATCTATTGTTGGTCAAGTTCCTACTGGGGTTAATGGTGGACACATTTACATACAATCTGCTTATGCAGGTTCTGGTGCTCCAGGAAACATTTACATTGATGGTCAATACGATGAAGTTAGTTCTAGAGGAAATATTTACATTGGAACTGGCGTTGATGGGGCAACCTCTGCATCAGGTGCAGTTTATTTAGGTACAACTGGTATACCACTTTATATAGATGGCTACATTGCTAATCCTCTGAAAGTTAGTGGTAATAGTGCTGGAACTTCAGGACAATTTCTAAAATCAAATGGTACAGGTGGTCCTCCTAGTTGGGTAACTTCTTCGACAGTTACTTCTTACACAGTTTTAGGTTCTACAACTTTTTCTGG